TCTTGCGTTTGATTTTTTAACAATTCTTCCGAATGCTTTTTGACCAAGCTCCATTTTTTGAATATATGAAAGCGGGTTCTTTTTCAAATCTTGAGAATGAGACATGTATATCGCAGCATCAGCTTTGCGCTTTGCTGCTTCTGAAATAACTTTACTTACTAATTTTTCATGCCCAACGGTAATCGGGTTAAAACGCCCAAAACTTATTACGATGCTGCTTTTTACTGCTTCGTTCATTGTAGGTTCTGTGTTGATATACTTACTAGGATCAAGATTCTTGAGAACCTTTTTCTTTTTAATTTCTTTTTTATCGTCCATGATTGACCCCAATAAGTACGGATTTTGTTTTATTTATCATAATACTAGTTTCTTAACACGTAGTTCTCTTTAGAGAAGAACGTGCTCATGCAGTATTCTTTTTCGACAGGATAGTCGTGAGGGCATGCTCTTTCTCTTTTCATTTCCGGATCTGTAAAGGTAGCGGTTGCTTTCCAGTCGAAACCGTACACTCTTACTAACTTCGGATTACAGTTTGATATGTAATCAAGAGTGATTAGACCTGTAGTTGGGTTTGCATGCTTACCAGATTTCTTTTTTAGATTTTTATATAAATTTTCCGGATACACACAATCAATTAAGTGAATATTGCTTGGTGTTCTTCCTTGATGTCCGGCATGAAATTTTTTTACGTTCTTAGGTATTTTAACGAAATGATTTTTGTATTCTGAAGTATTCCAGAAAGTCCATACGTCAGTTCTACTTCCATGACTCTTACTTACTTCTTTTCTCGTGTATAGCATAGCTGCTTTGTTTATGCGCACAACTACGTCATGAGAGTCTATCTCTGCGCCGTAACTCTTATCAAAGAGTGACATAGCGTTGCCAACCACGGCAACCGTTTTTCCTTCGAACCATTCTTTCATTTTCGTAATACAAATATTTTGTTTTCGTTGTTAAAAAATCTCTTCATGCAGTAATCTCTTTCGAGAGAAAAGTTGTGTCTATCGTCGTGCATCTTTTTATCGTGAAACGAAGGAGTTGCTTTCCAGTCGAAACCATATACATGTACACTCTTAGGATTATATAGAGATATAAGGTGAAGTATTCTAAGTCCAGTAGAAGGTCTGTGATGACCCAAGTCTTTTTTTAACCATTCTATATCTATATCACGATGATGTAGGATTTCAACTATATGATCGCACGTTTTATTCGTTACATGACCAGGTTTCATAGTCTTAAACCAATTCAAAAACCAAACATCTGTTTTCTTACCATGTGACTTAACATCTTCGGGTTTTAACATAAAGAATCCACGTTTGATCCTGCAGACAACATCTGCAGAATCTATTTCTGGACCATACTTATTATAAAACAGACTCTTAGCGTTTCCAACTAAAGAAACAGTCTTACCTTCAAATACTTCTCTCATGATCCTCTCTGAAGACTGTAATCTGTGTACATTCTTTCTCTATGCCACTCATCAGCCATAGGTGTAGTTGCAAAATCGTGGAAGCATGGAGTTCCTAGAGTGTAGTGAAGAAGCTTCGCGTGTTTATTCTCGCCAAACTCGTCAGGAAGCCAGTTCCATACAATAGGAAGCTCACCGATAAGGCTGTCGTCCAACCAAGTAAAACGATGTACCTGTGCACCAGTTGAGTTCTGAACAAATTCCGGAGTTACACCACGATTTGCCTCGTGACCACAGTTCCATAGTATCACACTTGACCAGTTTTTGCGAGGATAATTTTCGTTCTTTGCACCAAGATATTTCTCAGTCATACGAGTCTTATAATCGTGCTTGACGACCATGACTGCTTTTGACTCATCTCTCATGTTCCACAGTTCGGTGATGTCGTCTCTTAGGATCATGTCTCCGTCAAGAAATAACGCCCAACCCTTATAGTTCATTAGGTGCGGAATAAGGAACCTGCTGTAGATGAAGTGATTGCTTCCATCCGTATGTTTCTCTTCATATCCGCTCAAGAGATTGAGGGCGAGTGGATTAAAACTAACTGGTGATGTTGATAGTCTCATGATTGAGTTTGCGCATACGTGATATGCAACTGCTTCTCTTTTGTCAAAACCGATAAAGACGGGTATCATGACAGTTCCTTTCTTCTACTATGCATTATGTCTATCGTTAAGTTCTTAAAGAACATTTTTTCTGGTTGACATAACATCCATTCTATTATATTTGCAACATACCCAGTATCTATACGAGGATATTCTTTTCTTGAGTCTGTCATGGGTGTATTCATTCTTCCAAGTTTTAGATGTATTACTTTACAATCGGTATCGATTAACTGCAACTGAGAACAAGCTTTTTCTAGCGCAGACTTATGAACCGCGTACTCGTTGATGGTGTCTTTATTTCCATCAGCACTCACGCTTCCAATGTTAATGATTGTGCAGTTTCTATATTTATTTTGTTCAAACAACTGATATAACAGATCAACTTGAGCATACGCATGATACGCATTATTGATATAGACGTCAAAGTTTTCTACTTGAAAGGATGCGATGTCTTTTGAAAGATCGTGCCCGTTTGATCTACTAAGACCTATCGTATGATGTTTTTCCGATAGTCTATCGTATAGCGTCTTTCCAAGACCACTAGTATGACCGGTTACTACTACCTTCATGTTGTACTATACCTTTCAATATCGCACTCAACCATCTCACATATCATAGACTCAAATGAATACTTTGGTTCCCAACCAAGTAGTCTCTTTGCTTTGTCCGAGTCTGCGTGCAAGCTGTGAAGCTCGTTCGGTCTTTGGAATTCATTGTCGGATATAACATAGTCTTCCCAGTTTGATATTCCAGCCGCTAAGAATGCGATCCTACACAGATCCCTTACACTATGTTTGACACCAGTCGCAATGATAAAGTCTTCGGGTTTATCCTGCTGCAACATTAACCATTGAGCACGGACGTAATCCTTTGCATGACCCCAGTCGCGTTCTGCATCTAAATTACCAAGAACGATCTTATCACCCTTTCCAGTTACGATCTTTGCAACGCCATCTGTTATCTTTCTTGATACAAACTCAATGCCACGAATAGGAGACTCGTGATTGAATAGAATACCTGTGCATGCAAAGGCATCGTAGCTCTCTCTATAGTTTCGAGTAATGTGGTATCCATAGAGTTTAGCAATACCGTATGGACTTACCGGTTCAAAAGGTGTCTTTTCTGTCTGCCTTCCGTCTATACTGCTGTTTCCAAACATCTCGCTCGTGCCAGCTTGATAGAACTTAGTGTCGGGTTTAATACGACGAATTGCTTCCAGACAGTTAAGAGGGCCAAGCGCATCGACGTGAGTTGTTACATACGCAAGTCTCCAGGATCCGCCAACGAAACTCTGTGCTGCGAGGTTATAGAACTCGTCTGGCTGTACTATCTCCATTACGTCCATAAGACTACACGGGTCCGTAACGTCTCCTACGATTGTCTTAAGACCCTTACTAAAGAGATCTAAAAACTCTATGTTGCTCCAATTCGGACTTGTGTATCTCTTAACGACTCCGTATACAACATAACCTTTTTCTAACAAGAAATCTGCAAGGTAACACGCGTCTTGGCCAGGGAATCCTGTGATTAGCGCAGTCTTCATTTTATGTTCCTTATTATATCTGCGACCATGTTTATATTGTCGACTAAGTTAACACAGTCGTTTCCTATAAAGAATCCATTTTCATGAAGATCGTCTGCGCCTTCAAATGTTCCAACACTATCCCAGTTCAGAAGATTGATCACAGGGTTCTTCATAAAGTTTCCTGCTACGATCGGTCTAGTTTCAACTTCGTGTTCTGTAAGAACTTGAATGACTTCTTTTCTTCTTCCCTTTAGGTGTCCTTCAAGAACTAATCCAAAACCAAACCAACTACTGGTACCATGTTCTGATTGTAATCTAATACCAGGGACGTTACGAAATGCGGCTTTGGCTGCGGTCGCGTTATGTCTACGCTTCGTCATCATATCTGGCCACTTTCTGAGTTGCTCTTGCCCAACAGCACCACTCATCTCGAGAGGGCGAACGCAGTAACCAGGAAGGACGAACTTAAAGCTATCCTCGAACGGATCGTCAGTTTTCTGATGTAGAGTACTGCCTTCAGACATATCACGTATCCAACCGTGAGCTCTTAGACTCTTTAGATACTCATATGTAAGGTCATCGTTCGTAAGAACCATTCCACCTTCCATAGTCTGCATGTGATGGCTAAAGAAGAAACTAAACGTGCCCATCTCACCGATGGATCCACAGAATGATGAACCTTCCCAAGCTCCTAGACTCTCGCAGTTATCCTCAAGAAGAGCGATACCACGTTCGTCACATATTGATTTTAGTTCCTTTAGTTCTGCTGGGTTACCTAATAGATTAACAACGAACACTGCGGCTGTATCGTCATCTATTGCCGCAATTACTTTCTTCGTATCGATATTGAATGTGTTAGGATCTACATCAACGAAACGAAGCTTATATCCCCACTGATGTACTGGAAAGTATGTTGTACTCCAACTCACTGCCGGAACAATGATGTTTCCTTTATTCTTGTACTTAGGATTGAGGGCAAGCGCAGCAAGTGCTATTAAGTTAGCACTGCTTCCACTATTTGTCATGACTGCATATTTACTACCAAAGAACTTAGCGAATTGTTTTTCGAACTTCTTAACCTCTTCACCCATAGTGTATCGCCCGCTTGCGATTACACGATGAATGGCATCTATCTCTTCCTGACCCCAGGTATCACTTGCGAGTTTATACTTCATTTTATTACTTGCTCCATATTGTTGAATTCTTTAAAAGACACCAAATTTTTTTGTATTTCTTCAAGTTTAAACTGACCGTGAAGTAGACTATACAGTAGATTCTCTCTATCGTGTTCTATTAGATTATTTATTGTTTCAAAGGAATTTGAAACTGACCTAGAGGCGGAAACGAAAGAACTTATAACTGGTATACCCTTCATCATAGTCTTAAATGCAAGATTACTGGAATGCGTGACTACGCAGTATGTTTTCGGGAAGAAACTATCGATAGGTTCATCATATCTGAATGGTTTTATATTATCTTTATATTTGTATCTTATTACAATTTCTTTTTCTGGACATCTGGTTTTTATTTCATTAATGGTGTCTTCTAACCACTTTCCTGGATCAAAGTCAAGTAGAGATGCTACTATATTACTCGGCGGAACTACCAATATTAAGTTTTGGTTTTTATAGTTTGCATAGGGTTCTATATTAAAATTAAAGTTTTCTTTATATCTTTTTGGATCGTTCGATACTATATTATTTTGCAAGAACCCGTTTTTCACTATCCTAAACCAAAATGGTGGTTTGTATGGTTTACGAGCGGTATTAACATATGCATGATCCATATAGTAGAAAGGGATATTATTCTCAACACAATGTTTGTATAAACCGTAATTCTCTCCTTTTATTCCAAAGAAAGCAATTGCGGACACATCGTCAGGTAACCGATTTGTTCTAGAAAAATCACGTATTTTTCTCAAAGACGCGCCGGACCACTTAGAAAAGGCACGAGTGAACGGCTTGTGTTTAAAATCGTTTACAGTGTTTTCATATACATATACAGTCATTTTATATTACTCCAGTAAGATCCCTTCTTTGCTATCTTAAGATCTTTTTTATTACTAGTGCCATTCTTTTTTCTTTCACCTTTCATATGATCCATGAAATTTCCTAAAACTCCATTTATGAATGGGTGGCCAACTTTGGTGTCTGGGCTTAAATTATACCAGTGGCTGTCATCAAAGAATTCTTTTGCGGCATCATATGTATGGCAGTCAGTCCATCCCGAAAGATTAAAGACGCTATCATCAACGTAAAATGATTTCCACTTATTAAAAAAGTCTTTGGCTATTTCGTTTTTAGTTCTAAACATGTGGAAACCGGTTTCAGTATATTTCCAAGGCCTAGAAAGATATGCTGCAAATTTTTCTGTAGGGCACCAAGATTGAATGTCTCTATCAGATATTTTTGAATGAGTTCTAGTATCGCCATCCAACCATATGACAACGTCGGTGTCATTTTTTTCTATAAAATCTATGACTGCAAACACCTTATGACTAAACTTTACCGCGTCAAAGATAAAGTATTGTTTTCCATCCTTCTTCTTTAAACCAAGACCATTCGCCTCTTCGTTATTCTTATGTCTAATTTTAAAGTCTTTTAACTCTTTATTATCCAGTATTACATACGTAACGTTCTTTCCAAGAACTTTATCTTCTATGTCTTCATCTATGTATACTGTAAGAGATATATTTTCTGGCCAGTTTTGAATGAAACTATTAACCATCAGCCTGCCGCTTACATTATAACCAGCTTTGCTGTAGCTTGTAATTGCGTCTATCTTATTTTCCATGCTTTTGAATATACCTCTCTATATTATTCTTTAATAATCCTGATTGAATGTCGGAAACTTTATAATGCGACATACTAATTCTCTCTATCCAGCCCTGTCTATCAGGCATAAGTGGGTCTTCTATACGACTTATATCTGTATTCGAAATTTCAAAAGCATGACTTCTGGCTGGTATTGGATCTAGCACAAATGTTGGTACTCCTTCCACTGCGCTTATAATTCCTGGGGAACTATTATAAGTAATTGTACACCAAGCCTTTGAAAGATCATCTAAAATATCTTTATTAGAACTTATATGCACATTTGTATTACAACTAGGAAGCTGATTAAATTTAACAAAAAACTCTTTTACTTTATCTCTTGGATGTCTTCGAATAATAATGCTTCTATCAGAATACTTTCTTATTTCTTTAATAGTGTTAATACACCACTCTATTGAACTTTCGTTGTTCATAGACCATCCGTTGTGTCTTTGCATTAATATAAGTATGCTGTTTCCGTTTTTTCTCCACGGTTTTAAACTTATTCCAAAGTCTTTTGATATTTGTCTCCACCTTAGTGGATCCACTTCATTATCAAAATAATATCCGGAAGTAGGATCAACTCCGTTCAGGCTATATCTTAAGTAAAAATTATTACCTTTATTAACACTTTCTTTATACTTAAAAAAGTTAGAATCTGAAAATAAAACGTGTCTCTTATTGATCTTTTGCTGTTCTATTACATGTCTTCGAAAACAAACAAAATCGCCCTTTCCTCTTTCTTCTATAGTCTTTAAGACTTCTTCTGGAGCCATATCTTGGATTCTTTTGTTTACATACGCGTGTATCACAGCTAAATCTGACTTTTCATAAGAAAAATCTTTTATGATCTTACTTTCTGGAAACATACTTTTCCAGATCGCACTCATATAGATATAGTTCTCTCTTAGACTATCATTTTTAGTAGTACTAAGATACACTCGTGTAGATGTCATAATTTCTTACTTTCTATTATGTCTCTGTTTTCAAAAAATTCGTTTACTTTTTGATATAACATACCGTCTCTTATATCATCAAAGCTAAAATGAGACATGCAGACTCTTTCTATCCATGCTTGCCTGTCTACCTGTAGTGGTGGCTTTTCTATCATTTGCAAATCCGTGTTAATAACATCATATGCAAGACTCTTCTTTGGATTTGTATCTAGTAAGAAAGTAGGAACACCTTCAATAACACTTATACACGGCACAGTTCCGCCGTAACATACTGTACACCAAGCCTTACTCAGATCGTTAACTATATTTTTTCCGGAAGATAGTAGTATAGCATTTTTTGATACTCCTGGATGATTTCTTACGAGTTCTAACAGTGTCTTAAACTTCTTTCCATTTACGCGTGTATTATAAATTGGTTTTTTGTTTTTTCCGTTTCGAATAATGTATATGAGTCTTTGGAGTATTACCTTCATTTTACGATCTCCAGGGTGTGGTCTTAATACTATATTTCTGTCTGTAAAACTTGAGATCTTTTCAATAACTTCTACTACCCATTCTTCTAAACGCTTGTCTTCAGTGTATGTAAATCCGTAGCTTCTAGGAAGACATACTAATATATTATGTCCTTTGTTTTTTCTCCAAGGTTTTAAATAAACATCAAATTCTTGAGATATTCTTTTCCATCTTTTTGGATCTACATTCAGGTCAAAATAGTATCCAGTATCTGCGTATATTCCATTTAAGCTATACCTCAAATAAGATAAGTTTGACTTATTCTGATATGAAAAAACATTACTATCAACCGCAAGAACATTTCTATTTTCTTTTAACTGGCTCGTTATTATTTGAGATTTTAATTTCCAGTTCTCGTTTGTATCCTCACCAGGTTTCCTTGTAAAATCTGAACTATTGATCCAACTATACACAACAGAAAGATCCGACGGAGTGTAATTAAAATCTTCAATTAGATTTGAGCTAGGAAAGGATTCGTGTATTAACCTGAAACCTTCTTTATACTTTTCACTCTTATCTGTTTTCGTGTATATATTTGTCGTGAAACTCGTCATACGTTACCTCTAAGTTCAAAAGTATCGCTTGAGAAAAAGTTCTTAAAGCAGTAGTCTCGCTCTGCTTCAAAATTGTGAGCTATGCACTTTCTTCTCTCGTGCCACGAATAAGACTTCTTCCAGTCAAAACCATACACTGATACTTTTTTAGGATTCTGTTTTGAAATATAGTAGAGGACTCTAAGACCCGTAGAAGATTTCTTTGGCAAGTTACCGTCTAACTGCTTTCTATCTTCATCAGAGAACACTAGATCCACCATCTCTATAAATTGTGGGGATACGTCTATCGTATCCATCTGCATCTTGCGAACGTTTCTAGTGTGAGGCTTATGAAAGAAAGGATGGTTCTGCTTTGCATTCTGCATGCACCAGACATTAAGACGATTTCCCATGGACTTGGTGTATTCAACAAACCGGTATCCTCCGCGATTAATGCGGACTACGACCTCTGCTTGGTCGATCTCTTTGCCGTAATTTTGTTGAATAAGAGACGCGGCGTTTCCAACGACGGCGACTGTCTTTCCTTCAAACCATTCTTTCATAGATTAACTCAGACTTAGATAATAAAAAAGGAGGACATAATATCCTCCTATATTTATTCAAATGATTCGATTAAGAATTAGAACTTTTTGAAAGCTTTGGTTTCTTTCATTAGATCATCGTAATAAGCCTCATAAGCAACGGCATGAATATCACCGCGAGTGAGACCAATGTCTCTAAGCTCGTAGTCGCTAAGCTTGCTGAGTTCTTTATATGTTTTGCGGGCAGATAGCCTATAATCTATCTTATCTGCTTTTGACTTAAACAAACTTGCGAGTCCAGAAAAATCTAACCAATCAGAAACGGTCATTACTACTTGAAACATTTATATCTCCTATGTGTGTATGTATAGTTAATTGTTCATAAAGTTATGATACTATCAATTAACTTATTGGGTTTCGGAGTATTTATAAAGAAAAACTTGTGAAATAGGTAAATAAGTGTTACCTATTTGGAATATCGGATAGTCAGATATGTTATAGCTTAACGTGTTACCTCTTCCCAGTCCATAGAACCGTAAACTTCTTCTGTGGCTGTAGATGCCGATACTTCAAGTGTTATAGCTCGAGGAGTTCCAGTCAATCCGTTTCTTTTTAATTGGAACTTAAATAAGGCTTCTTTAAGAATATCTGTCGATACGGTTGCTTGAACTGCTGACGTGATATATCCACTAGCTAACACTTTACCACCAGAAGCGGCGGTTCCTATCAATGTGTATTCAACTGCAGAATCTGCGCCGGCATCTGTCCAAGAAGATGTCGTAACTGTAGCGTTTTCAGTAATTCTCCATTCGTATATACCTGTACCCACACCCATTACTGAAACCGCTGTTGGGATGACTACTGCGTCTAACGCGGTAGATTTAAGTCTTATTGACACCACAGGGTAGTAAGTTCCTGCTGTTGCTAATGACTTTGTTGCAGTGATTGGAGTGCCGATGGATTGTTGTGAACCTCTAAGTTCGTAACCACCTTCAGATATGACCGACGAACATATCTGTTTAAGTGTACTTGAAGAGCCTGTTGCATCGTTGTTTCGTATCTCACATCGAAGTGGAAGCGAAGCAGTCGTCATATATGTTGACGTAATACTATTTGCATGGTGAAAACTATGAACGTGTACAAATTGACCATCTATCACAAACCCGCATCTAACACTACCGACACCTAACCATTCTATGTCTATGAACATAATCTGCGCTTTAGATATATCTAGAGTAAATCCTGAAGGGCCGAGGCCGTCCAAATTATCTAAGTTCCAATCATCTTTGTGAACTCGAGTATTAATAACATTTCCTGAATTATAAGATCTTCTTACGAAATACAGATCGCTTCCATCTAGTTCTAAATATATACCATTCTGCTCGCCAAAGTATCCAACTCTCTGACGAAGATTTTCTTTTGCTTCGTTCATTACGAATGTGTTTAATATCTGTAGTGATTTACCTGGTTGGTAAGAAAGTACAATTGATGTTTCTCTTATCACTTCAGAATTTGCTGTCGCGTTAACAGAAAGATTCATAAGACCTTCGTTTGCAGAAAAAGTTGCAGATCCGCCGGTATTTGCGGTGTCCCATAAACCATTATCTCTATAACGATGAGAAGAGTCAAACACAGTAAACGGTGTAGAAACTCTTGCTCTACCGAATGCATCAACAGCCATTCCTGAAGGATTCGCTGGACCAATGTTATTTCCGTATTGGTCTGCAAGCATTACTACTTCAAAGAGAGTTTTATTATTCTGTAGATACTGATACGTACTCTTATTATACTGAGCCATTTAACGTTGCCATCCCTTTATATACTCTGGAGAAAAGTTCGCTTTACTAAACTCGAGTCTATCAACAAGTTTAACTGCGTTCTTTCCAAGTTTATCTATTGCAACAAAACCTTCCTGCTCGGTTACGCTATATCCGTCGGCTGTCTTAAGGAAGGTGCCAACTCTCTTTGCCTTATCTAACTTACGTATGATCATAAGTTTTGCGTCTATGATGATATTGTATAGATCAAACATAGACACGATCTGCGTTCTTGGAGTCTTTTTGAAATACTCCATGACTTCATCTCTCTTTGCCGTAGCCGTCTTTTTTCCGGCATCAGTCTTCTTCTTTTCGATCTCACCGTTATAGTAATTCTCAAGATATGTTACTAGATCATTTACGAACGTGGATGTATTACGAATTCTCTCGCCCTGACGTATCTTAGAGTTGATGAACGTCTTTACGCGCATCAGTCTATCTTCGTTCTCTGAGACGCCGTTGAATGTTTCGCGCTTAATAGTATTGAATAGTTTGCCTGCTGCTGATAGTTTTGCTGTCACCGCGGCGGTCTCATCTGCAGTAAACGTTGCCGTTCCAGACACGTCCTTATAGACCGCATCCACAGACCAGATAGACGTTACTTTTTTGAGCTCGCTTGCGATCTCCTCTCCAAAACTCGCTGACATTGTTTCAAAAGAGTCTCCTCTGTATCGAGTGTGCCAGACCACTCCGATCTTAGATCTAAGGATTTCCTTAGCGAGCTTGCTGTTCTTTGGTACCGCGTAAACAATCGTGTTAGGATGAAAAGTAATATGCGGTTCTCCGCCAAT